GAAAGCTTGTGTGACGGTAAAGAAAGCCCTTCCACTCACCTGGGACGCCATTGATTATGTGCCCAGACATTGGCCGCAGGAGACTTATCATGTTGGCCATGTCTCCTATGTGGTGGAGTATTGCGAGTTTCATTATCATGGCGCCTTAGTTCGCTTTACTGTTGGATCTGATGCCTGTGAATATCATAAAAGCGCTTGGCGAAATGTTGTTGAAAAATTTCTTTATGAGGGCGACCCTCAGATTTCTCGGGCTTGGGTTTTCGTGGGTGGGGATGACAACATCACTTTCTTGCGTCATAGAGGGGTGGTGTATGCTTTGGAGGGCGATGCAAGCAAGTGCGACCAACATCATAACCCGTTGTCGCGCATGATTGAGAAAATGGTTTATAAAGCGGTGGTTGGAGATACTAGAGCTAGAAGAATGTTTGCTATGGATCACGGGTGGTTCAAAGACGGGAGCGTTCAAGTTCTATTGGATGCTTTCCTTCACACTGGCGACACTAGAACTACCTTAGCCAACAATTTGGCGATAGGTCTTGGTTGTTGTCACGTGGTTTTCTTTTTCTTTCTCAATTCCCATCTGGGTGTTACTGGACTCAAACAAGAATTCGGTCGATTGGGTTTTGATATGAAACTAAGTCTCCTCAAAGCATCCGCTGCCAGTTTTCACAAAGGATTGTTCGCCAAGAACGTTACAGGACGTTACGTCTGGTATCCCTTACCTGGAAATGTCCTCTTCAAATCACGTTTGATGTTGTTTCCATCGAACGGTACTCTGCACACTGCTTCCGAGCGCTTTAATGACATCAGGTTGTCCAGAGTCAACAGTTTTCATCATCCTTTAACACGTGCATATTTCGGTGGCCCTTTTGAAGTGGCCTGGAATACAAAACTCGAGGGAATCATTGGGTATTCAAAGAAACCTGGCACTTGCCAAATGCACCGGTTGTGGGGTGGGGATCCTCTTGATGAAGGTTTTATCGATCTGACCTCTCGTTATTACAGCGAAGGAGTTTCACTGGTGGACCTAGAGCGTTTACATGTTACTCTGAGCAAAAGTGTGGTCAAGGCACCGTTTTTGTATTTATCAGTCGAAGATTGCGCGACTTTAATCGCGATCGCCCGCCG